TCATCAATTTCTGGATCTGCAAGTCTGACTTTCAGTACCACAAGAACACTTGAACCATTTACAGTCTCTGGTTATTATCCTCTTTATCACACCAGAGCATCAGCAAACGCAGCAAGTCCTTCTAATGCGTCTCACATTCATGTTATCAACAGAGTCATTTATCACATGCCTAATGGAGTGACTTTATATCATGGAAGTTATGGAGCATCAGCTCCAACCCCAGCGGCGACTCCAACACCGACTCCAACTCCAACACCAACGCCTTCACCGAGCCCTTCACCGTCACCTAGCCCATCACCATCACCAAGCCCATCACCATCAGGTGGCGGAGGATATGGTGGTTATTGATGTATTATTTGAATGGTAAGAAATTACCACTGGACCGTCCATTCACTCTGGACGGTTTCCAGTATCCTGCAGAATGGTTACGATGTAGTTCAGAAGAACAAAAGTATGATCTTGGTATTCGATCCACTCTGGAATCAGTAAAACCAAAGATTGACCCTATTGTTATTGATGATAAGGAGAAAGAAGAGTTTGATTGTTTGACAAACTTCATTTTAGATGCCATAATAACTATGTCCTGTAATAATTTTGGTATGACTGTTGAAGAAGTAAAAGCAGAGGTTCAGTTGCTGGATCTTTATAATATCAGAAAGTATGATTGTAGTCCAAGCTTGACAGATCAGTTCTATTCTATGTGGCAACGATTTGGTCCTGACGCAGCAAGAACTGCAATGATTCCTTATATCTGGAACAATAAGACACCACGTCCATCTGAATACTTTGAATTAGAACTTAATGTCTGAACCACCATTCAAACTCATGTATCGTCGCCCTGATAGAGATGAATATCAGAAGTTGACAGATGTCATGGATGAGATTATAATCAAACTGAATGATTTGAGTGAAAGACTTGAATCAATCGAAACTAAAGACCCTAACCCCGAGTGGACTGATTAATGGCACGTATCTTTTCCAAAAGTGGAGAAACTCTGATTATTCCTACTGATAAGAAAACTTATCAAGGAAACTCAAAGAACACCAAGACAAGTAAGAAAAGTAACTCTCATAACCGTAAGCGGAGCAGAGGACAAGGAAAACACTGATAAATAAGAGGGCAACTAAGCCCTCTTTTTTCATGGCAATATTCCTCAATAAGACATCTAAAGACTTCGTTGATGTGTCTCTGTCTTTTGAGGCAAATGCATTGACGGGAGATATAACACTTTTAAGAAATGAAAGAGCAATCAATAACGCAATTCGCAATATTATGTATACGATTCCATTGGAAGTGGTATTCCAGAGAGACATTGGATCAGGAGTAACTGGGTATATGTTTGACTTCATTGATGAGGGTACAGCAGGACTCCTGAACATTGAAATCAAACGTACTGTCAAGTTTAATGAACCTCGTGCTGAGGTTCTCAGTGTTGAGGTGAATCCGAGGGTTGATCAGAATGCATTTGAGTGTACCATCGTTTATAAGATCATTGGATATGAACAGGAGATAACTCTGAATGAGATTCTAACTCCTACCAGATAGCGTTATAAATAACTGAAAGTAAGCAGGAAACAGAACCTTGGCAGGCGCAATCCAATTAACCGAGGTTGACTTTCAACAGATTAAAGATAATCTGATTGATTACCTTAAGTCAACCAAACAATTTACAGATTATGACTTCAATGGAAGTAACCTTCAGGTTATTCTAAATCTGATTGCATACCAGGCACAGTTGAATGCTTATTCAACTAACATGATTGCCAACGAGAGTTTCCTGGCATCTGCTTCATTAAGAAACAACGTGGTTTCTAATGCCAGAATGGTTGGTTACGTTCCAATCTCAGCAAGATCAGCAAGGTCTCTAATTGCTTTTAACTTCCTACTCTCTGGTGACAACTACCCTTCTGGTTTCCCACAGTACATTCAAATCAATCCTGGTATGTGCCTCTCAACAGGTACAGGGACTGATAACTTTATCTTCAATGTGATTGACACTCATGTTGCTGCTGTTGCCTCCACTGGACTCTGTAGGTTTGAGAACATTCCAGTTTATGAAGGTGTAAGACTAACAACTCAGTTTGTGGTTGATGAGAGTGATTATAACCAAAGGTTTATTTTAGAGAACGCTAATATTGATACAACGACACTCAGAGTTGAGATTCAAGAGGATCCTAATGAGAATGTAAATACTTTCTTTAGAGAAGCAAATAATATTGTTCAACTGGAAGAAACGAGTGCAGCATACTGGGTTGAAGAGATTGATGACTTGAAGTATGAGTTAACTTTTGGTGATGGTTTGTTTGGAAGGAAACTTCAGAATGGAGCAACCATTGACGTCTCTTTCTTGGTTACCAATGGACCTTTGGCAAATGGTATTCAGGGAGTTACTAAACTAAACTTTGTTGCCAAACCAGTTGACACTTCTGGAAGTGCTCTTACAGAACTACCATCTTTGAATTCCTTCTCCGCTGCTGAAGGTGGAACACTTTTAGAAGGAGTTAGTTCTGTTAAGTTCAGAGCACCTAAGTTTTATGCATCACAAGACAGATGTGTTGTTGGTGAAGACTATGAGTCCATTATCAAACAGATTTATCCTGCCATTGATGATGTTTATGTTTATGGTGGAGAAGAACTAACCATTCCTGAGTATGGCAGAGTTTATGTTGTAGTGAAACCATCGGCAACTGATGCCCTCTCTTCCACAGCAAAGAACTTCATCAAGAAGTCTTTGGAAGATTACAGAATTGCATCCATTGATGTTGTCTTACAAGATCCTGCAGTCATTGACATTGAGGTTATCTCAACTGTTTATTATGATGACAAGAGAACGAATAAAGACACTTCAGCAATTGTTGCATCCGTTAGAGAGACTCTAACAAAATACGCTTCATCATCCACAGTTTCTAAGTTTGGTGGAGCAGTTAGGTACTCCAGAATTGTTGGGGCGATTGATGATTCAGATCCATCCATCACAAGAAACAACACTGAACTCAGAATGAAGCGTGAGTTTCTTGCCCTAACTAATACAGCAGCATCATACGAAGTCTGTTTCGAGAATCCATATAAGGTTCTTGACACTGGAGGATCTGTTTATTCGACTGGATTCACAATGTTACAAAGTAACAATGTAGATGATAGAAGAACTTATTATTTTGAAGATGATGGAAAGGGTAACCTTTACCTCTTCTACTTTGACATCAACTTCAACAAGATTATTACTAATAAAGAATTTGGTACAGTTGATTATACCAAAGGTGAAGCGATGATTGGGTTCCAGAATCCTCTTACAATCACGGGAACAGTTGTTCCTGGTAACTTGGTTGAGATCAGAGCAATGCCAATCAACTTAGACATCGTTGCTAAACAATCCGTTTACATTCAAATGGATGTGGCAAACTCAGACATCAGCGCAATCGTTGACACCGAAATCTCAGGGTCATGAAGACACACCAAATCGTTTACCCATCCTCACAAGTAGATACAGTTGTACCTCAGTACATCTATGAGAACTACACCAAGTTCGTCACGTTCATGTCATCCTCGGATGAGAGTGAGGAGAGAATTGGTTTTGGACAAGACATTCTTCAGAACCTTCAGAAATACAGAAACTTTGACACTTATAAGAATGAAATCGTTCAGTTTGGTACACTGAATGCAAATATTAGTGCAACAGATGATGAACTGACACTTACTGATGGATATGGATTCCCTGATAAGAATGGAGTCCTCCTGATAGGGGACGAGGTTATCTTGTACACCTCCAAAGAGGGTAACACCTTGTATGGGTTACAAAGAGGTGCCTCGGGGACCACAGTCCTTCCTACCCTCCGGTCAGGCGGAACCTACGTCAAGACGGTTGCTGCCAGTCACGCAGTTGGAGATAAGGTAACAAACATCTCTGTATTGTTCCTGGTGGCAATGTTAGAGAACATTCATGGTTCTTTTGCTCCTAACATTGACTCTGGAAGAATTGATTCAGCAATCAACAGATCGTCACTTCTTCAAAACATCAGAGACTTCTTTGGTTCCAAAGGTTCTAAACTTGGAATCAAGTCTCTGTTCAAGATGTTGTTTGGACAGAATGATGTAGAAGTCAATTATCCTGGTGATAGAATGATTTCTCCTTCAGATTCTTCTTATGTGGAATCTGTTCTTATGAGAGTGGTTCCTTTTCCTCGTGTTCTTACTGACACAACCCTTCAGTATTTGACACCAGATAAGATGATTGGTGCCAAGATGTCATTCATCAATGGTATTGATGGTTCTTTGAAGGGTACTTTGGTTTGTGATTACTGTTCTTCTTATCCTTTTGAGGATCAAGTTCAGTATGAAGTCTATGTGGATGATGACAGCATCACTGGTGACATTGTTATCAACCCTGGAACCAGTCTAACAAGATCAATCAAGGGAATTGGTACCACCACTAACCCTGATGAAACCACAGTCACTGTGGAATCCACTCTTGGTTTCCCACAAAGTGGTATCATTTATATTGATGCAGAGGTTATTCAATACACAGATAAGACTTTCAATCAATTCCTCAACTGTAAGAGAGGATATGAGGGTGTTCATGTAACTCACGAGATTGGTGCCAATGTTTATGGTCCTTATTATCTGGAATGTGAGGCAGTTATAGATGGAGTCAAGAGCACAAGTAGATCTTGGCCTCTTGGATTAGTTCGTTCTGTTGATGTAAATGACCCTGGTCTACTTCATCAACTGGATGATGAGGTTTATGTCAATGGACCTGGTGATACAGACAATAGAGAACCTTCTTTGAGAACGTTCTTAGAGAATCAAGATGACATTCTGGCAACACAGGCAGACACAACTAATGTAACGTTCGTTGGTAACTTCACACAAGGCATCAGTGGAGTCTATTTTGATGATAAGAACATCTTTATCTCCTCTACCAACCTTCCTGGATATGCTTTTGGTGGTTTCTCCACTGATGGAAGTGTTGGACCAGCATTAGATGGAGAGAATGCCCTTCATATTCTTCCAAGATACGATCTCATTGAACTTCCTGTTGCCACAGATAAGATGGGAACAGGTAAAATTGCCATTATGATTGATGGTGTTCCTGCTTTTAGTCCAATTTCTGACGATAAAGTCTATCAAGGGGCAATTCATAAGATTACAGTCAATAATCAGGGCAGAGATTACATCAATCCAACAGTTTTAGTGAATGAAACTGTTGGACTTGTGAGTACGACTCTCACGAATGGTAAAATTACTGAAATTGTTTCAACGACTGGCG